ATTGGAAGAAGAAAAAGAAGTGTAACCATTTAACACAATAAACGTGGTTAAAACATTATTAGTAGACGGAAATAATTTATTCAAAATAGGTTTTCACGGTGTTAGAGAATTCTATCACGAAGGAAAACATATTGGTGGAATTTATCATTTCGTTAATACTATCAGAAGGTTCTTAACTGAACACAACTATGACAAAGTAATCGTCTTTTGGGATGGAGAAAATAACTCCGCCCAAAGACGACTTATTTCCCCTGATTATAAACAAAACAGAAAACAAACATTAAACGAATCTAAGAGAGAATCGTTTGAATGGCAGATGCAACGCATTCAAGCATATCTTGAGGAGATGTTTATACGTCAGGTATCCATAGAAGAAACTGAAAGTGATGATTTAATTGCATACTATTGTCAAATATCTGAAGACGAGTACAAAACCATATTCTCTTCAGATAAAGACCTTACACAACTTATCTCAGAGAATGTTGAGGTGTACCAACCCATGAAGAAGATAACTCTTAAGAACGGAGATTTGGTACCTCTAAAAGACATCTCAATACCCCATAGTAATATTGCAACATTTAAAATTATATCTGGTGATAAATCAGATAATATTGATGGTATTCAATATATGGGTGAAAAGACATTTGTTAAATTATTTCCTGACATAGTTGATAATGCGGTATCTGTTGACGATATTAAACAACGTGCTGAGGAATTACACAAAACGGACAAAGACAATCGAGCATTACAAAACCTTTTATCGGGTAAAACAAGAAAAGGGGTTTTTGGTGAAGAATTTTTTGATATTAACAAAAAACTTGTAGATTTGTCCAAACCATTGCTAACTGAAGAGTCAAAGGAGACTATTGAACTTTACCATAGAGAAAATTTGGACCCTGATGGTAGAGGATATAAGAACCTAATGAGGATGATGATGAGTGATGGAATTTTTAAGTACCTACCTAAACATGACAATGCTTGGGTAGAATTTTTAACACCTTTTATGAAACTTACTCGTAAAGAAAAAAGAAGATTTAAAAACAAAAAAAGAAAATTATGAAAGAAAAAAGTGACGTTACAAAGTTAGAGTTTTTGTTAACACTTAATGACAACATTGTAGTACAGAGATACTTCAATGTTAGGGGGTACAATTCTAAGGCGAGAGCCAGTCTTGATTTGTACAATTTGGTAAGGTCTCTTTCTGAGAACATTCAGAAAGATTTAAAGACTAAAGCGTTGAATTATCTTAACGATAACGCTGAACAAATTTTTTCAAATCCTGACATTTTGGACACCTCAAACACGGACGGTCCTGAGAATTTTAATGTCTATATTAGGATAGGAGATGAGACAATTTGTCATAGAATATGGGACGCAAAGGTATACCCTCCAAAGACAAGATATACCGTAGACGTACGCCCACACCTAAAAAAGTTGCTTCGCGACTTGACTGACATTTTTTCATCGGAAAATTTATCTTACACCTACATGGACTATCAACTAGTTTAACCATATTTATATTCTACACACAAAGATTAAAGCTTAATAAATTATGTCAAAAGAAAAGAATTTTGGATACCTCGGAAACACATTTCAACTACAACTTCTTAACAACATTATCCTATACAAGGATTTTGCGAATTCTATCGTAGATGTTCTCGAACCAAAGTACTTTGACAATCAATATTTTAAGTTAATCATGCAGATGACGAAGGAGTACTATCAGAAGTACGAACACACTCCTTCATTTTCAACTTTAGAACAGATTACAAAGTCCGAAGTAACATCTCCGATGGCTCAAAAAATGGTCCTGGATATGATTGGGCAAGTAAAAGAGGCTTCAAACGAAGGTTACCAATACGTTCAAGAGAAGTCTTTAAAGTTCTGTAAACAACAAGAACTTCAGAAGGTAATGACCAAAGCTCAAAAGATTATCGACAAAGGTGATTTTGAGTCATACGACCACTTAGAAGAGATGGTTCGTGAAGCATTACAGGTAGGTGAAGTTGATTCTGGAACTGCAGATGTTTTCTTTAATTTGGATGAGGTATTGGATGATGATTTCCGTCACCCGATTCCGATGGGTATTGTCGGTATTGACAACCTACTAAAAGGTGGGTTGGCAAAAGGTGAGATTGGAGTAATACTGGCACCTACTGGTGTTGGTAAAACAACGGTCTTAAGTAAGATATCCAACAACGCATTTAACTTGGGTTACAATGTGTTACAGATATTCTTTGAGGACAATCCTAAAATTATCCAAAGAAAACACTTCACTATGTGGACAAAGATTGCTCCTGACAATCTGTCATTACATAAAGAAGATGTTTTAAATAAAGTAAAACAGATTAAGGAAAATGCTTCAAATAGACTGGTCTTAAAAAAATTACCGTCAGACACATTAACCATGAATCAGATTAAAAATCAGATTCGTAAAATGATTGCTGAAGGTAATAAGATAGATATGGTTGTTTTGGATTATATTGATTGTGTCGTTCCTGATAAAAATTTAGGGGACGAATGGAAAAGTGAAGGTTCAGTAATGAGAGGTTTTGAAGCGATGTGTCATGAGTTAGACATTGTTGGATGGACTGCAACACAAGGTAACCGTTCCTCTATTTCATCAGAGGTGGTTACGACTGACCAAATGGGTGGTTCTATCAAAAAAGCACAAGTTGGTCACGTAATTATTTCTGTTGCAAAATCATTACAACAGAAAGAAATGAATTTGGCGACAATCGCAATCACAAAATCTCGTATCGGTAAAGACGGTATCGTATTTGAAAATTGTAAGTTCGACAACGAGATGATGGAAATTGATACAGAGTCGAGTGTTACTTTCTTAGGTTTAGAAGAACAAAAAGAAGAAAGAAACAAAGACCGTATCAAAGAATTATTGGAGAAACGTAAGAATAGAGAAAATTCTAACAACAACAATCAAACTCCAAACATTAAATAAAATACAAAGAAAATATTATGGAAAGTTTAATTAGTCAGGTAAGTAAAGACATTCGTTATGTCATTAAAAGAAGCGGAGATAAAGTCCCATTTCAAACAGAAAAAATTGAAAGGGCAATCCTAAGCGCGATGGAAAGTATAGATAGAGTAGATGAAGAAGCTGCGGAAAGAATCGCAAGAATATCTACAAAAGCTCTATTCAGAAATAATAAAGATAATGTTCCACATGTTGATGAAATTCACGATATGGTGGAGAACAAACTAATGGATAACGGTTTAAATGAGGTTGCTAAAGAATACATCATTTATCGTTCTAAACATAGACCAAACATTTTTGCAAAGAGAGTAAACCTTAAACCTTATGACTACCCAAGTTTAAATGAGTATGTCGATGCTATTCGTCATTCATATTGGGTACATACTGAGTTTAATTTTACCTCAGATATTCAGGACTATAAAGTTCACTTAAGTGAAAAAGAAAAATCAGCAGTTGAAAGAGCTATGTTGGCAATTTCACAGATTGAGGTTGCGGTTAAAACATTTTGGGGTGATATCTACAAAAGAATGCCAAAACCTGAAATCGGAAATGTTGGTGCTACGTTTGCAGAGTCTGAAGTTAGACACGCAGATGCGTATTCACATTTAATTCAATTGTTAGGTCTTAATAATGAGTTTGAAAACTTATTACAAGTACCAGCAATTCGTAGAAGAATTAAATACTTAGAAAAATCTATATCAAATTCTAAGTCAGTTGAAAACAAAGAATACTTTGAATCTGTTGTATTATTCTCAATGTTCGTAGAAAACGTATCATTATTCTCACAATTTTTAGTTATGTTGTCTTTCAACAAACATAAAAATATGTTAAAAGGTATTAGTAATGCGGTTGAGGCAACATCAAAAGAGGAAAATATCCATGCTGAGTTTGGATTTGATTTGGTAAATCTAATCAAAGAAGAAAACCCATCATGGTGGACAGAAGAGTTAAAAGATGATTTGGTAAACGCAACAATGGAGGCGTATGAAGCGGAAAGTGAGATTGTAGATTGGATTTTTGAAAAGGGAGATTTAGATTTCTTAACAAAAGCTGAGACAATGGAGTTTATTAAAAATAGATTTAATATATCATTAAACTCTATTGGTATTGACAGTATTTTTGAAATCAGAGAACCTTTGTTAGAAACAACAGAATGGTTTGACGATGAAATTCTAACTACCAAACACACAGATTTCTTCAACAAAAGAAGTATTAACTACAGTAAGAAATCAAAATCAATTACGTCAAACGACTTATTTTAAAAAAAACAATAATAGAAAATTAATATGAAAGATAGAAAACCTTTTGATTGGATTAATGAAGAATCGGTAACGTTTCTACAAAGAGGGTATTTAAGTGAAGGTGAAGAACCTTTAGAAAGAATTAGAACAATTGCTGAACATGCAGAAAAGTTGTTAGGTATCGAGGGTTTTGCAGATAAATTCTACGACTACATGGGTAGAGGATGGTATTCTTTATCATCACCAGTGTGGGCAAACTTTGGAAAAAGAAGAGGTTTACCTGTAAGTTGTTTCGGGTCTAACATCGGAGATAACATCGAGTCAATCTTATATACACAGGCTGAGGTTGGTGAAATGAGTAAGATGGGTGGAGGTACCTCAGGTTACTTTGGTAACATTAGAGAAAGAGGTGCTGAAATTACTGATAATGGTCATGCACCAGGTTCGGTACACTTTATGAACTTATTCGAAAGTGTGGTAGATAATATCTCACAAGGTTCAACACGTAGAGGTCGTTTCTCACCGTATCTTCCTGTAGAACATCCTGATATTATGGAGTTCTTGGAGATTGGTACTGAGGGTTTCCCTATTCAAGATTTGACACACGCGGTTACTGTGACTGACAAATTTATGGAAGAAATGATTGCTGGTGATGATGAAAAAAGAGCGATTTGGGCTAAAGTCATCCAAAGACGTGGGGAGATTGGATATCCATACATTATGTTCCATGACACAATGAACAACAAGACTGTGGATGTTTATAAAGACAAAGAAGCAACAATATATAATTCAAATTTATGTTCTGAGATTGCACTTCACAACTCTGAAGAAGAGTCATTTGTTTGTGTATTGTCATCAATGAATGTTCTTCACTATGACGAGTGGAAAGACACAGATGCTGTTGAGACTATGACTATGTTCTTAGACGCTGTTGTCACTTAATTCTTAACTAAGATTGAGGATATCAGAGACAACG